GTTGAATCATCAAATCTAGCATAAATTAAAACTTTATCAGTTCCCAATTCAGTGTAAATATCAAAACCATGTCCCCTAGATGGTGGGATAATAGGAACTAATTTTGCCGAATCTGTTATTCCAGAAGCACCAGTTGTTCCTAAATCAACTATTCCATAAGAATAACCTTTACCACCAGCACTAACTACAACATTTGTAATTTTATTATTGCTGGCATCAACTCTAGCCTTAGCACCACTTCCATCACCTAAAATATCACATTCTCTTCCTTCAAAAGGACCATATCCAGTACCTTCATTTTCAATATAAACATGCTTAATCTGATTACTATTAACATCTGAATCAGCATTTTCTCTAACAGATCTTATACTAGGATCACTAGATGATACCCAATCATTTGGAACTGTAATATATTCAGTAGAATCAAATTTTATAATATCAGCAGGAGAAACTGTAAATAAGTACTTCCATAGATATCCATCACCACTACCACCAGCTTTAGATGGTTCTAAATCAGTAAAATTAGGTTCATCTGCTGAAATATTTCCATTTGGATTAGATCCACTAGAACCATTTGATATACAAACATAAACCTTAAACTCTTTGTTTATTACATAGTAATTTGAGGCATATAGATTTGATACATTAGTATTTTTAGTTTTATTATCTAAACTAATATCATCTCTATAAAAATCATATTTTGTATTTGGTTCCCAAGTAACTTTTCTAATAACTCTACGAATATTATCAGCAGTAATTCTCTTCCCATACAGAACAGTATCACCAGCATGATATGCTTCTGTAAAGTTATCTACAGGAGAAGGTGTTCCACCAGTATTCCAATTCCAATTTCTACCAAAGAGGTTTGAATTCTCAGTTGGTGTTTTAGGATTAGCAAGTCCGATAAAAACGTAATATGAATTACTTCCGTTAGTGACGTTCTCTACGAAATTACTAGCATTAAGAATTCTAAATTGATCAGTTACAATTGCAGGCATCTTATAAACAGTACTTTTTTTCTTTATTTATAGACATAATTTCATCATTATACAATAGTCCTAATAGCACCTGTATTTCTTAACCCTTTATGAGAGCTAGGATCATAGGTTCTACGCTGAATTGTTGGGAAAGTAGATAGTCCAGAATTAGTAGTTTTACCAGAAACTGTTAGTGTTAATGGATTATCAGCATCCCTAACAATTCCATCTAAAGGATTATATAATCTACCCCAAGATATTCTACCTAAACATGTAGTAATACCAAGATTATTTTGATTATACTGACCTTCTTGAAGTAATCCAGTAATATTAGATGTGCTAGAAACATTACAAGTTATAATACCTGTTCTTTGAACAGCTTGAGTTTGATGAACTTTATAAACATTATCTAAGAATGTTGTTCCTACACCAACAACACTAGCATCATCAGCATCTATTGAAATAACACCATCTCCAATTTGTGTATCATGAATGAATACTGGATATCCAACAAGAAGATCTGCTGCTAATTGATTAGTTTCTACCTGATATTCAAACTTAAGGGCAGGATTTCCATTAGTTCCAGTAGTAGCTTCTATCTTAGTAATAATACCAGTCCAACCTTGAACATTAGTGATCTTAGATAATTTCTCAAAATCTGTTGATTCTGAAGGAACAATAACTTGTGGTGGATTAGAAACATTATATCCTTTACCAGCATCTGTTATTAAAACTGTACTTGGATCTATACTACCATTAACTACAGTAGCAGTTGCTTTAGCAAATTCTGATACACCAGCAACTTCAAATTCTTCACGATTTATTGTGCCAACACCAACACCAATTGGAGCACCAATTAATAAGTTGATAGATCCTGAACCATAACCCTTACCACCATCCAATACAGTTAATGATCCCAAAGTTCCATCATTACCAACAGTAGCAGTAATGTTTGCCTGTTCAAAATCATTATTCTCTGGAGAATATATAACAGCATCCACTTGATCAACGTTAATAGAATAACGATCACCTGGATCTATATTTGGGTTATATAAATCTTCGTATAGGAATACATGAGCATCATCAACAAAAATACCAGCATCAGTTCCATCTTTACCTATAGTTGTATTAGTAAGATCACCAATAATTTTAGCAGTAGGATAAATTTGTGGTTCTATAGAATCTCTTGCTTTAGAAACTATTTCACCATTAATAAACTTATCTCTCTTTTGTTTAATCCAATCAAGAGGTTTAAAGTCATTTTCATTAATACCTGGTCCAGTATAAACATCAGTTTCGATTAAGTCGGATGAAAGGATCTCTTTAACAGTTCTTTCCTCAACTTGATCTTTTGTACCTTCTATACTACGATGCTTATTAATTTTAACTTCATCACCACGTTTGATAGATTCGTCAATATCAACTATCTTAATATCGACTCCATCCTGTCCTTTATAGAAGAATATATCTACTTTATCACCTTCATCTGGTGCTTCAGTAAATGTAAATGATGTTCCACCAAAGAACTGATATGCTACATCAGGAGTTTGAATCACACCATTAACAAATATTAATAGAATAGCATTAAGATCTATTTGAGCAGATAATGGATCAGTTTCATCTTTCTCAAAACTCAATAATTGACCATTCAAGAATAATGGATACCTTCTTCTAGTTCCATCTTGCATGAACTTAATATTATCAATAAAATCTATTTCACCAAATTGCCATGCTGAGAAATAATCATTTGATGTTCTAGCAACATTTAATTGGAATTCATGAACTGGTTCATGAACTAAAGCAGAAGTAACTAATCCAACAACTTTAAACTTATCACCAATGGAGAATGAATGACCAGGTCTTGATACTTTAAAGTTTTGAATAGAATGTAATTGATTATTACTATTATACCCTCTAGTAATACTATTAGGTTTTGATTCAATAAATGTATGTGTATAATTTCCACCAGAAATCACAGCACCAGCAGTTGTTGAACCAGAATTAAATGTGTGAGCATCTGTATTACCAGTCTTACCAACTTGTAATGTTATTGTTCCTGCTGCTTGATTTGCAGAAAGAATTTCAATAGGAGCATCATATGCTCTATCACGTTTTTGACTTATAGCATCAGCAACACATCCCACAAAGTCATGATTAGATCTATTAGTAGATTCCACTCCTTGTAGTACATCTATTTTAAATGTTGAACCAGAAGCATCATAAACTCTGATCCACTTACCACTAATAGGATCTGTAGATCTTGGATATGTTTTTGTTCTACTTGTATCATTAACAATACCAACATTAAGTTTAATACTAGTTGGTCCTATATCAGCTATCTGTAATGATGTTTGATATGCTGGATCGGTAGATCTTGGATATGAATGAACTGTAGCATGTCCATCAGCACTACAAGTAAAGTCCATTGAAGTTACTATTTCAGCATAATCATTAATAGAATATACATGAGATCCTATTTCTAATGTTAATAAACCAGTAGATGGATCGTATTGAGCATCCGTAATAGTTCTATTTTGATCAAATGGAGAACCAGCAGGAGTTACTTTTAAACCATCGACTAAGGTTCCACCAACGTAAATATGTTGACCTGTTCCATAAGTACACTTAAATGATAAAGCATTATCCGCAATTTTAACCCAATCACCATTTCTCATATTATGAGCAGATGTTGTAGTTACTGTTAAAATTCCATTTATTGGATCATAAGAAGTTCCTGCTTGAGCAGTATGAGTATCAATTGTAGTTCTTGGATAAGATTTAGTTCCACCACCATTAAAACCACAAGTAAATGCTATCGATTCATCTGCTAATTTAATACTAGATCCCTTCTTAAGTCCATGATTAGCACCAATTGTAAGAACCATTTTACCTGTAGTTCCACTATAAGAAGCAGCACTAACATCATAATTTACAATAGGTGATCTACCAATTTGAACATCAAAACCAGTAGAGGATAAGTTAGTAACTTTTAAATCTTCCTTACAAGCTGGATCTACTGATCTTGGATATTTTTTAATGTCATTACTTCCCATATCACATCTAAATGATAGAGAATCAGTGGCGATAGTAATCATTTCACCATTCTTAATTCCAGAATCGCTTAGATGAGTACTATCGAAAGTAAGACCCAAAATACCAGTAGTTGGATTATAAGAAGCACCTGTTGGTGTTAATGACGTAGTAATACCAGGAGCAGTAGTACTGTCTACTTCAATATCAAGTAGTAAATTAGCACCACACTCTGTAGTTGATCCTATACTTAATCTAGAAATACCTTCAATAGGCATATTTTGATAAACAGGATCTGGTGTTATTATTTCTGGGTTTACATAATTTGCTCCACCATTAATAATATCAAATTCTAATGATCCACCAGTTCCTGCAGGTGATTTACCAACATTAATCGTAAATGTTGTAGTATTGACAATAGTCTCTACACCAACAGGTAAACCAAATATTGGATCTGATATTCTTGGATAAGCATGGGTTGTAGTATGGCGATCCTTATTACATGTAAATACTATACATTCTTGGGCAAATTCAACAGTATTATTTGCTTTCTGAATATTATTTGGTTCTGCAGAATATAACTTATGTACTGTTGTATTACTAGAAGGTGTATTAAGTAAACACTGAATATCAAAAGTAGTTGCAGATGTATTTGAAATCTGGATCCACTTATTATGAATAGGATCAGTTTTTCTTGGATAAGCATGTTGGGTAGCATCATCATCTTGAGCACATGTAAATACTAAAGATTTTTCAGCAATCTTAATATAATCACCATTGCTAAATCCATGAGCAGATGCTGTTTCTAATGTTACAATACCAGTAGTTGGGTTGTAAGAAGCAGTTGATATACCAGTAACATCTGCTGCTGCGAAACTATTTGTAGCAGATGTTGTAACTGTCATTATACCTGTTTGAGGATCATAATCAGCATCAGTTATTGTAAATGGACCACCAGCATTAGCAGTAAGACCCATTGCGGAAGAACTCACATACTTATGATCATTCTCAGCAATCTTAGCAGTTACATAACCACCAAATCCAGCACCACCACCTGGTCCAACATTTACACGAATAGTATCATAACTGGAATCATCAATACCCAATGTCGCACCTGATGCAGGATCAGTTGCTCTTGGATAAGTATGCTTACTATAATGCTCATCTCTAGAGCAAGTAAAGGTTAATGTATCATCATTAAGAATAACTGTATCCTTTGCTTTCAATATACATCCATCCAAAGATGACTCGTATTGATGAGTATAATTGCCACCAGTTTCTACACAATCTGCTACAGCATCAACAAAGGTATGAGGATCTACGTTAGTAGATGGAATAGTTGTTAATACCTGAACTGTTATTGATGTTTCAGTTACATCTTCAATCTTAAAGGCACTATCATAGAATGGATCGTTACCATTAGATCTAGGATATGATTTTTCAGCAGCAGTTCCAGTTGCTCCATTAAACCCACAGCTAAACTTCAATCCTTCTTCTGCTATCTTAATACTTGTTCCAACAGTTAGATTATGTGCTCCAATTTCCAATACCATTAATCCAGTATTAGGATCATATGTAGTTCCTGTTGTTGGTGTAAATTTAACAATAGGAGATGTTCCTACTTCTACCTTAAATGTATTAGGAGTTTTATTGGTTACTTGAACCCATTTGCCACTAATTGGATCTGTTGCTCTTGGATATGGATGTTCTGATCCATAATTATCCATAGAACACTTGAATGTTATTCCATGATCAACAATCTTAACCCAATCACCAACAACAAAGTCATGTCCTGCTTTAGTAATTGTTAATTTACCTGTAGTAGCACTATAAGAAGCAGTATCGATATCATAGGCAGTTGCTTCTTCTAAAGTATGCTGTCCTATAGTTAAGAGTAAATCACCAGTATGTGATTCATATTCTGCATTTGTTGGTTGATATTGTGTACTATTTGTGCCACCAGTGTTCTTAACAACGCTATTAGAAGCAGCAGATACAAATCTGTGCTCATAAGCAATATCAGTTACTCCAATTGAAACTGGTTCTCTATATCCAGATCCAAACGTTAAATCATCATAAAACTCACAAACATATCCACCACTGTAGAATGTCCCACCTGAAACATAATTGTGATTGATTGTAGAAACGCCACAGAATGCTTCAAAAGTCCTTTCTGAAGTAATTGCCACCACAGGTATAGAACGATTATCATCATTGAATACTGTTGTTGTTACTCCAGCATATGATGAACTACACTCAAATTCCAATTCATTGAGTAAAACTGTTGGTGGATTATCTAATGAGAAATTATGTTGATTGTTAGTTGTTACTGTTATAATTCCACTAACATTATCATATACAGCATCTTCGATAGAAATATTAGTAAGAGATGAATGAGCAAATCCAACTAAACTTGTAATTACACCAACAACATTACCAAAAGATTTCTTCTCTGGTTTTACTCTAGCACCAACAAGAGGAGCATACCCAAGACCAGGAGTAGAACCCATAGAAACAATTAAACCACCTCTTGGAATCTGGTTTTGATTAATATCAAACTCAGATTGAATTCTGCTTCCATTTTCAGAGGTAATTCCCGTAAATACAACACTTGATACACCTACATTAGTATCGTTTTCAAATTCATAATTATTACCCAAATTATTCAGAGTTAATGGTGTCTGGAATACTCCATTAATGAATAAAATACCATTTCCAACACCTACACCTGTAATTGTATTACCACCACCAACAGTTAACGTATAAGTTCTTCCAATACCAGTGAATGAATCTGATATATCATCAAATACCATATTAGTATCATAATTTGTTCTTAGGAAGGTTCTTCCACTAAATTCTGCTCTGACATATGGTAAGTTGGTTTCACTTCTTCTCTGTCTAGTATTACCTTTTGGTGGATCTAAGAACCAAACTGTACTATCAACAATATTGAAGGATCCTCTATGAACTCTAACTTCTGTTCCAGCAGTATGATTCTGTGATGAAGTACCCAAAGTACCCCTCTTCACTTTAACTACTGCTATAGTTCCATCTTCAGAGTTAATAGGTGGTAAACGTGGTATCCATTTACCATTCTCATCTAAATCACCCTCAAGTGGCATTTGAATATTAGATTCTGCGAAACCAACTTCAATAACCTTCATAAATTCATCACCAACTTTCAATACATCTCTTGGTTGTACTGAACTAATACCACTTAACGCAAACTGTTCTATTTCAAGATTTAAACCTTCATTTTCAGTAGCATTTAGTATAAGTGGAGTTATAACAGTTACTTTAGAAGGTACATCATCAAGTAAAGTATGTTCTACTGCTGTATAAGATATTGGTTGTTGAACAATTCCATCTAATCCAATTACAGTTTTACTTAAAACATTACTCATTTGGAACTTATGAGCATTACCTGATCCAGAATCAGTAAATGTTATAGGTTCTCCATCCTCAATAAATTCTTTTTTACTGTATAAGTAGAACTCACTTCCAGAAACTGCCTTAACATAAACTTTTTCAGGCAAAGTATTAATAATACCAGAAGCACCTTCAGTAGAAGCAATTCCTGGAGCAGTGGCAGGAACACCAATAAAGGAAGAATATGGTGTATAAGTTAATTCTTCATTAGTATTAAAGAAATGATTAGGTAAAGTAAACTTACCATTCGCTAAATCTAACTGTGAAGAATCACTTGGATTAAATCTCTTATAATAAATTGATGTTTCTTCATGTTTAAGATCAAAGTTAACCTTATTTGCCCTATCACCATTAGGACCATCATAAGCAGATAAGACTAGATCATTAACAACAGGTCCATAATGTAATATATCTGATTCATTTTCAAAATCATTTACAGTTTGGAATATTGAATTATACGCTTGAACCTCAACCACAGATGAAGCATACTCAGAATCTGGATTAAAATTAAATGATATTATTCCAGATTCTGGATTTGAAGTATTAAATGATCCAATTCCATCATTTCCTTTATTTGAAATATAAGGATATTCAACAACAACAGCATCACCATCTTGATCCTGCATCATAATAACTTGATGCATTACAGTTGTTTCTCCACAAGAAACACGAATCAATGATTTTAAAGCACTGTCAATTGATGTATTAAAACGTGTAATTGTTGATATTCCAGATTCTCCAGAATATTTTGATTCAAATCTTAAAGATCTTTCAGCACCTTCTGGTTGCCCCGTAACATTAAATCTATATGTTCCTATTCCAGCAGTTGTTGTTCCCAATCCAACTACATTTACACCAGCGTTTAAAGATGAATTTCTATCGTTAATAATATCAAGATAAACTGTATTATTTTCATGTCTAGCAGTAATAATACCAATTGGGTCATGAGTGATAGGAAATCCACCAGTATCAATTACAGAATCTATTAACTGTAATTGATCAGTTGTATGATCAATATTAAGAATAACCTCATTATATGTTAAATCTCTACGTAAATTATCTAATATAAGAATATCTGTTAATGATCCATTAAAATCATTATCAGGTGAACTATAAATTGTTGTTGTAGTAATTCCCAACACAACAGGTTGTTGATCATCTCTATCTAAGAAACCAATATCTCCAGCAGTTCCAACTGTTACGGAAGAATAAGTATCTTGTGTAATATTTGTTAATGGAGCATATACGATATTATTATTAATACTTTCTTCAGTAACAGGTATCAATTTAGCAATTGTTGAAGAAGTTATTTCAGTAACAGCGAATCCAACTCTATAAGTTGTTCCATTAGATCTCTGTCTTGTTTCCCAAGAACTTAAATAAGATCCAATCTTATTTGGAATATCTTTATTATATCCAGCATCGGTATTGTTTAGATCAAGATCAACAACACTTAAGTTATATTCATAATTGCTATTAACTAAAGTTTCTGTAATAGTACCAGTAACACTAGTTGTACCACTACTAATTGTTGTATTGGATCCATTTAGAGAAACACATCCAAAAGTTTGATTTGTTGATGGAACCCCACCACCAGGAACATCAGTACTAAATGTAGTTTTTAATATCTTAATGTCATGATCTTTATCATATTCTTCTGTTGGTGTAAAAATTAAAACCTTTCTTTCCTTATCAGCTTGAGTACTAAAATCACCTAACTTAATATTACTATAGTCACTGGTTTTTTCCAATAAAGAAGCATCTTCAGTTGTGGTTAAAACAACCAAATCACTTATTTGAACATCAAAAGTATCTGGATCTACTATTTGTACTAGATATTTTGCGAAATTTCCATTAATTTCTTCAATTTCAGTAAATAAATCCTGTAAACCAACACTAGAGAACTTATGACTAATATCATCATGTATTAATACTCTATTTGTTAAACATTTTGTATAATCTGTTAATTTTACATTTTGGAATTCTATGAATTTCGACTTATTATCAAGTTTATCATAATCAACAACTAAATCAAAATTATTAATAGTATCAACTCTTCTTTCTTCAGTTACATCCAATACAATTGTTGGTTCTATAGATTGTGTTGTTACACCAGCAAAACTTCCAGAATTTTGTACTACAACATCACCAAAATTCTTTAATCCTGATGGATGTACCAATCTATTAATTGGATCTACAAACTTATCCCAAGTAATTGAACTCTTAACAGAATATGATAGATTTTGATAATAGTCATTATTAGGAGTAACTTGATAATCCTCATTTAACTTACCAATATCATTATTCCATCCAACGTCAACTCTACTTGAGTAATCAACATTGAATTTACCTTTACTATTACTAATAGATGTTACAGTAGCACTTGTTCCACTAACATCACCAATAAATCTATCTCCAACCTTTAACTCATCTTTACCATCAACTTTAATAAAATCATCTCTATAATCTACTATTTTAAGATTTTTCTTAATATAAGTACCAGATTCTTTAATTGATATAGATTCATCAATAGAGAACTTAGATCTATTCTGAACTACTTGTAGTTCTGGATAAACCTTTCTATTAACAATATTAGCATAACCAGATTGGAAAACTTTAGGTAAACCAGGGAAAGTAGTAACGCCAACTAAATCAAATTTCAATACATCTGGGTTAGATGCTGTATAAGATTTTACTTTAAAGAAAGTATAATCATAATCTGAGGAATTAAATCCCTCACCAACTACTGTAGTTGCTGTAGCCCCAGTGTTACTAACACCTATACCTGCCTCTCCAACACGCTGAATACCTTCAACGAAGATTTCATCACCTTCAGTGAATGGAGCGTTTTTAAAACCATTTATAGGGGTTTGTAGGTAACATACAGCAACAGTTTCACTCTCCACTGTCATTGAGTTGATACCTATACCATTAGAATTATTAATAGAAATTATTCTATGATTTACTGAATTTAAACCCTTTATTGGAGCAACAAGTTCAACCTCAGATATTGATTGTTCAGGAACTATTGCTACTAAAGAACTTTCATCAACAACTTTTTTAGATTGTGGATCATAAAGTAATAGATCTGGAGAACTAAGATAATTTAATCCACCATTAATAATATTAATTGATCCAACTTCATCTAAATTATCTACACTAATAATTGGTGATACGAAAACTTCTGGTCTTAATGTATTATCCGCAGAATACTCAAATCCAACATCATTAATTCTTAATTTGTTTATATTACCGATTGAAGTTGATAATGCTACGATATTAGCATTTCTACCATCAGCACTAGAAACATAACTAAATTTAGGAGTCTTCTTATAAGCAAAACCAGTTGATATTGTTTTTAAACCCTTAATCGGTCCAACAACATCAGAAGATTTTGTTGTATATTCTAACTTATCACAATCTTCAACCTTATATTCATCCAATTCTGGTATTAATCTTGGTGAAATTTTAAATGATTCATTATCAGCATCAAATATTGTATATTCACCATTATAATTGCTATTAACAAATACTATTTCAGAATAATTAGGAACAT